CTTCTTTGCGTGTGAAATAGTGATAAGCCAAACCAACAGGGAAGCTGATAATTGTTCCAGTGCCTTCACTGATTGGATACTCAATTGCACCAACATTACGAATACTGACACCCACAAGTTGATATTGAGCAACTCTGTTCATTTGTGTGTCGAGCTGAACCAAATCAATGGTGCTAGCTTGTGTTGGTGTAAAATAATTACCAGTACTATTGGCATCATTAAATGTATCGCGTGTCCAATCTTCAAACTTTTGTCTAAGATTATTCTTAGAATCGTTGTAGAATGTTAATGTGTAATTTTCACTGTTTGGATAATTGACTGTGCCAGGTAGATTGAAATTCAATCCCATGTAACGGGCTTGAACATTGTTGATGGCACGAGCAGGTAATGTTGCTGCTTTTGCATATACAAGATCATTCTCATCAAATGTTACAGTTGTGCCTGCGGGTGTGATGCTCAGAACACGAAATTGAAAATCGCGTTGAAAGTCTCTCGCGGAAGCTACTCTATAAAAGTCGGAAATTAATTGTTTTACGTCAGCCATGATGTATTATTTATTCTCCGGTTTAATTATGAGACTAACTCCTGGAAGTTTTGACTTGTGCGAGTTGCATAGAAGCTTACCAAGATAAACTCTGCAGCACGTACAGGCTTGAGATAGATATCTACCTTCATTTCATTATTATCGATCACTTCAGGTGTATTGTTGCGCTCATCACAAATGATGAGGTAATCATAAACCCCTTCAGTATTCTTTGCGTTCTCAAAGATAGGTGTCAAGACATTTACAACTTGCGTTCTGGTGAACAATGTGTTAGGTTCAAATATAAAGAACTTAACAGTATCGCGAGTTGCTACTTCAAGATTCAAGAACAATCTGCGTACATTAATACGATCGAATGCGCTTGGTTTCTTTAGTAGTGTCTTTTGTCCAAAGATTACAAAACCTTCAACAGGGAAGAATGGAACTGGATTCAACCCGATCTTATAGAGCTGATCACGTTGCTTCATCTTAGGATAGATGCCAACGTCATTCACACCAACCAGAGTGCCCCTTGTAAATCCAGCTGGTGCAAACCAAGGCTGGAAGTTAGCATCAGTATTACCCATGGCAGCTGCTGCAAATCCAGAGAATGGTACCCAGACTTGGCGATTGCTCACTGTATCTAACACTTGAGCAACTGTAGCATATGTACAAGCGTAGCTGGTATTCAATAAGCTGTATTGATGTCTCAAGGGCCAGTAGATGTGTTGGCTAAAGTTTGTATTAACATAACCAGGTGCAAAAGGATTTGGATCAACACCAGCGTTGGGACTCCACAATTTCTTTGACGTAATGACTTTGTTATTGTCACCTTGCACAAAGATGTGTCTCAACGCATCAAGAATTACCATGAAGTCTTTGCGTTGGTTTTGAGCTTGATTGACAAATATGCTAGCAACAGCGTTGTAATTGGCACGAATGCGCAATCCATCATTGTCGAGCAGTTCATTATTTGTAGTGAAGAAGCCGCTCAATGTATTAATCGGTGTTGTATCAATGTAAGGACCACAAGCGGATAGAGGTGTACCAGTTCTGTTTGCTTCTTCTGTTACACCAACATAGATTGATCCTAAACCGGCTTCGAGAGCAAGATTAATTGGATATAGATCAGGGTTTTCAACAAGTTCAAATGCACGCTCTAATTTTGAAGGTAAGTTGCCGATATTCTTGTTTGTAACAATTGTATCAGTATAGATACCAAGTGGGGTAAGAGTGCTTGTAGTACCGAGTCTAGCAACTGCTTGCCCTACCATACCAGAAGCTGCACCTACACGAGTCACATAAGAGGTATGATTGTCCACGTAACCCTGTGTCCTGAATGGTTGAGCAAGACTGTTGGAAGCCATTCTCACCTTCTTTGCAGGTAAGCCATCATTGCCTAACCATGTATCAAGATAACGGTTTGTGACGTATGGATTGCCTAGGATACGGATATTGGGCGATACAGCAGCATTTGTGCCTAGGTAGAAGCTGACTGCAGGTCCACCAGTCTCCGTGGCAATCTGTCTGTGATAATCTAACGAACCCACATGGCGCTCAGAAAGAACGTAATCCAATGAAATAACATCTGGTGAAAATACGCTTTGACGTAGTTTGAAAATACCCAGAGTGAGTGTATCAGAGAATGTAGCATTACCAAGATCATAATTGGTAATATTCTCCATCACCTCACTGACACTTGACCCATCACCAAACTTTGTAGCGCTCAATGTGAAGTTCAAGCGAGTTGTTGGCACTTCAATGTAGCTATTAATAGCAGTAGAACTGTTGCCAATGGCATTAACACCAAGGATGCCATCAAAAGGTGTTGCAGGATTATTGTTATTGTTGTCAGTTAAGCCAACATAATAGCCTTCAAAACGATTGTTGACAGTTGTTTGTGCACGATTCAGGATGACCAAACCGGCTTGACCTAGTGTATCATAACTAAACTTCGTACCAGCAGCGCCACCTGTGAGTGATGGGTTGTTGGACCAATCGATGTTGTTGTTTAACAGTTCTTGGTATTGATCGAGATCTAACTCCAAATGTGTTGGGTTGCCAAGAATATATGTACTGGCAGCAGATAATGAGTAGCTGTAGTTCGATGTTAATGCTGTTGTGTTTGTAGTGAGACCAATAACAGGATAAGCCAGTGCACTATATCTCCAGGCTTCAAATCCTTCACCTTTTGCTTCACCATAAGGCAATCTGGTTAGTTTCAATTGAATTGGAGCTTGCAGCGCTGCTTTGACTGTATAATAAAAATAACGCTCTGCAGCATTGGTGGGCAGACCGTATATTTGCTCAAAATCGCTAATGCTTGTTGGCTCTAAAACTTCGTCAACTGGTCCTTGATTGGAAAACCCAGTGATGAAAATACTAGTACCCTGATTGACAACTGGTCGCAGTGTAAGATCGACTTCTCTAATCTCAACTCCTGGACTTTGAATAGTTCTGGCCATTTTATCTAGTACCTCCAACAGGGAA